ACATGAAAAGACCTTGGATAAACCCCGCGCAGATTCGGGAGTACACCTCATCGCCAAAGGTCGAGGCCAGAACTGATACCCAGCTCGCTTATGATATAGCCAGGGCAGAAAAATATGTGATCTTCCATACGCGCAACAATTTTGATTCAAAGGAATATGAGAGCGGGCTGCCATCGGATGTGATGATGGCAGTCATCCTTCTTGCAGAGGCCTATGCGAAGCAGGCGATAGTACAGAAGGAGGGGGCGCTGAGTTCGGAGACATTTGACGATTATTCATATACCGTTGATGTGGGAGCGGACATTGCAGACAGCCTGGGGCTTGGCGCAATGCTGGAGGAATATGTTCTGCCGGAAGATCATGGTAAAGTGGTTATGAAACTGCGGAAGCTGTAGGAGGTGCCGGATGTCGTTTGAAAATTTGCTGGATCACAAGTGTGCCATATACCACATGAAAAAAGACAGCAAAAATCTAGGGTATGGAATAACCGGGGATGGTTTTTCTTATCCCGCGGAACCGGACGAGGCTGACATTCCGTGCCATTTCAATGTGTCGGATACAGGAACCTTGGAGCAGACGGAGGATGCCAATGAATATGTCGTGGTCGGGAAGCTGAATTTGCCATATGGGACAGATGTTCGGGTGAATGACAAAATCGTTGACCTTGGCAGTGGGATTTCCTATTATGCAGAGATTCCGCGAAATATCCGGGATCACCATATAATCGTACAGATTCAGCGGAAAGGGAAAGTCAAGGGGGCGATTTAGTGGCAGGAAGATATGTGAGTATAGATAATACGGAGCTGAGGCGGTTTGTAGAAAGACTGAACCGGGCGGGGCGTGGTAAGGCGTTTGAAAAAGAACTTCACAAGTTCCTGGATGCTCTGGCGGTGGATTTTCTGGCTAATGTACAGGATGCGATCATAAGAGCCGGATCAGTAGATACCAGATTACTTTTGAACAGTTTTCAAAAAAGCGGTGAAGGGAACGTTTTTATTTCCAAAGAGGGTGGCTTGCAGTTAGAAGTAGGCACCAATGTGGAGTATGCGTCCTTTGTGAATGATGGGCACTGGCTGAATCCGAAAGGTGTTGATATGCGATGGGTACCAGGACACTGGACGGGACCACCCGGGGATAAGAATGCGAGATTTATTTACGAACCAGGTGCTCAAACGGGAATGCTGCTGAAACAGAAGTGGGTAGAGGGAAGTCACTACTTCGATGATGCAGTAAGACTCATGGAGCGGATAGCCCCAATGTACATGGAAGGTAAGGTGCAGGAGTGGCTAGACAAGTATTTTGGGGATTTCTTATAGTTTGTGAGGTGAAGATATGCTGGAATATGAGATTGCCGCAATTTACTATTTCGTGGCCGGGATTATTACGGCACAGCCATATTTTGAGGAAGTGCCGCTGGATATGCTGATTCCCTGCGTGTTTTATCCTACTCCATCGCCGGCGGCATCCGGATTTTCGGTAAACGCTTATATGACCGAATTTGTCATGTATATCAAATTCATAGACCATTCCACAATGGCAGCCTATGAAATGGGCGAAAAGGTATTACAAGCGATTATGGGAAAACGGAGAAAGGTGCCGTTGGTGGATGGGAGCGGAAAGCAGACTGGAAGAAGCTTCCGTGTAAATATGCCAAAGCTGAAAAAGGTGGAAAATGGCGTTTATCAAATGGAATTATCGTGGAACCGGCATACACGATATAATGCAAAGGAAGTTACCCTTGCCAGAGATATATTTATGAATGGGTTGCCGATAGGAAAGGAGGATTGACATGTCCAAAATGAGGAGTATGGAGGAAAATGTGGAAGCTCGAGCGGCAAAAGAGCCCGCAAAAACTTCTGACGAAAGAAAATTTCCGTATGAGGTGCTGAAAGAAAATTGTGTGAAACTGTTTCATGTAACGTCCAGCACTTTTATCGGGGCAACTGTCGGTAAGGAAAATGGATCATATTCCATCGCAGAGATGCAGCATCTTATCGATGAATGGTTAAAGAAGGAGGTGAAAAAATAATGTCTGGTGGAAATTTTGACCTCAACGTGGGAAAAATCAGGCCTGGAACCTACGTCAATGTAAAATCCAAAAGGCAGCAGAAGGCAAAGGGCTCTACCCGTGGTATTGCGGTTATCCCGTTTGTTGGATATGACTGGGGGCCGAATGGAGAGTTTATCAAGCTGTCGGTGGATTCCCCGGATGCGTACCTGCATAAGATTGGCAGAAGTGTTTATGATGCGAATGACTTTATGCTGATGGTGCGAGAGATTTTTAAGAATGCGATTACTTGCTATGTCTATATCATCAATACCGGTATCGCGGCGAAAGCGACCACAGAAGACGGCTTAACGGTAACGGCGGCATATCCTGGTACCAGAGGAAATGATATTTCCGTTGCATCTACAGAGAATGTGCTGGGAGGGTTTGATGTAACTGTCTATATGGGCACAGAGAAGGTGGAGATTTATGAGGGAGTGAAAACCTTTCAGGAACTGATCACAGCATCGGAAGGCAAGTATGTTACCTTTGAGGCGGCTGCCGGGGAAAGCGAACTGAAAGCAGTCGCTTCATTGCGGTTGGAAGGCGGAAGTAATGGAACAACAGAGAACTCTGCAATTACTGGATTTTTAGATAAGGTAGAAAAGATTCGATGGAATACCATGTGTTTTCCGGTTACAGAAACCACACTACAGACAGCATGTATTTCTAAGATTAAGATGCTGCGTAACAACGTAGGGAAATATGTTCAGGCAGTTCTCCCAAACTGTAAAGCCGATTTTGAAGGCATTATCAATGTGACCAATTCGGTGGTTCTGGATGACGGTACGGAAGACGGGCAGCAGCTTACAGTCGCCCAGGCGTGTGCATGGGTGACAGGAGCAACGGCGGGGGCTTCCAAGACTCAGTCGAATACTTATGTAGAGTATATAGGAGCGGTTGATATCGTCGGCGTGAAGTCTAATGAGGAGGCTATTGAGGCAATCAAGAATGGAGAATTTTTCTTTTCTCGTTCTGATGAGGATAAGATTGTTGTAGAGTACGACATCAATTCCCTACACAATTTCACTAAGGATCGAAGCTCTGATTATGCGAAAAATCGTGTTATCCGTGTATATGATTCTTTTGCGGAAGATCTGCGTCTAAACTTCCCGCCCAATAAGTTCAATAATGATCCGGATGGATGGCTTATTATGGAAGGACTGGGCCGGGAGATGCTGAATTCTTATGGACCGGTTTCTGATGGTGGAGATGGTTCGATCATGAATATCAATCCGGAGGAGGATTTTTATGTAGATCAGAGCCGTAGCCAGGGAGATGAAACATTTTTCAATGTCGGCCTGCAGGCAGTGGATTCTGCAGAGAAACTGTATTTTTCCGTTTCCACACGATAAAAGGAGGTGCAATAAAATATGTCAGAAAATATCAAGCCGCTTAGCGCTGTGGAAGGTAAGGCGTATATCAATGGCATAGAGGTAATGGATTCTGTAAAAATGACAATCCGATTTGTACCCAAAGTGGCAAATTACCGCATTGTCGGGAAAAAAGGCACGCATCGGCGCTGGGTAGGTTATGACATAACGGGCACGTTGGATGAATATAAGACCACGGCTCGATACGAACAGATTGTAAAAGAATACATTTCCAATGGGAAGACGCCGGAATTTACGTTCCAGGGAATCCGCACGGATCCGGATTCGGACTACTATGAGACAGTAGGAAGCGAATCTGTAACCGTAACTGGCGCTGTGATCACTGGCGAGATTCCGTTGTTGGATATTGATACCGACGGAGAGCTGGTTAAGGAATCCATTGCTTTCGGAGCGCGGAATGTGGTGTAAGTAAAAAAGGGCAGGGGAGACTTTTGGTATACCTTCTCCTGCCCACTTTTTTGTAAAACAGCGGTTAACCCGCAGACAGGTTTTAAATCATGCTAGAGCTCAAGATAGAGGCTTGCAGTGGTAAATTAGGAGGATGCACTATGACAAATAAGAATTTAAAGTATTTTATGAGAGAAGAATCCAGACAGGAGCAAATCTTTCAGGTTCCGGCACCGGCCCGGTTTGTGGATGAAAAAGGTGAGGTTTTGCAGATGGAGGTTAAAAAGTTGCATAATGACACCATCGCTAAGATTAATGACATGTATAAATCCCGCACTCCTATGAAGGATAAAAAAGGGAATTATATCGTGCAGAATGGCGAAGTGGTGTTTAAGACCGAGAAGGACAGCGTGAAGGCAACCCGCCATATCATCGTGGAGGCTCTGGTTTATCCGGATTTGAAGGATCCGGAGCTTATGAAGTATTACGACTGCGTTGATATTACCGATATGCCGCTGAAAGTTTTCCCGGATAATGACGAGTTCGGGTATATATCCAGAAAGGTTCTGGAGATTCTGGGACTAATGGATGCGGCTGAAAGCAATGAACGGGAGGTAGAAGACGCAAAAAACTGATAAAGAGCAGGGGGACAGACGGATACTGGGCACATCGGCTGTGGCAAAGGCATAATCTCCGCCCGGAGGAATTTGATGCCATGCCGCAGAAAACGAAGTGCTTTTTTATTGCGTCCGAAATAATTGAGGATGAATCCCCCTGCCGTAGAGATTCAATATATCGCAGAACGGAAAGGAGGCGGTAGATATGGCTGGATTATCTGTAATCTTCAGGGCCGTTGATGAAATCAGCTCAAGGTTTGACGCTATGGTCAGTGCCGGTACCAGGGCATTGGATTCCTTTGACCGGATTGAGGCTGCCGCCGATTCTTCCTATGATGTGATTTCGGAAGGAGCTGCCGGCGCCGCAGATGCCATGGAGCGGGCGGCAGCTGCTACAGATTACTGGACCGACAGGATAGGCAATTATGACCGGGAAGCAATGCAGGCCATCTATTCCATAGAGGAACTTGTGGAAATGGGCTATATGTCGGAGGAGGCATTAAACCATTTTGGGGATGCTCTGGACGATGCAGCGGATGACCTGAAGGATTTTGGAGATGAAGCCGAGGATGCCGGAGAGGATGCAGAAGATTTCGGGGAGCGTTCGCAAAGTGCAGTAGAAGGGCTTAATAAATTGTTGGCTACTGTCGGTATTGCTGCGGCATTAACTGCAATCGGTAGTGCTTTTATGGGGTGCTCCCAGGTAGCAGCGGAGTTTGAGACGAATGTGGCCATGGTTTCAACGGTTGCTGATACAACGACATTGTCTGCTGGCGAATTATCTGCTCAAATATCGGATCTTTCCATGGATACGGCAAAAAATGTGAATGAGCTGGCTGATGCGTCTTATAATGCCATATCCGCAGGAGTGGCAACAGAGGCTGCAGTGGCTACTGTAGGGGAGGCTTCAAAGCTGGCCACTGCCGGATTTACTTCCTCTTCATCGGCCTTATCTGTGCTGACAACTGCGCTGAACGCATACGGACTGGAGGCATCTGAGGTTACCAATATTTCCGACAGCCTGGTTACATCTCAAAATCTGGGTGTCCTAACAATAGATCAAATGGCGAGCAGCATGGGAAAAGCGATTAGTACTGCATCGGCGTTTTCGGTGGATCTTTACAATTTGGAATCAGGATATATCAGCCTGACAAAAGCCGGGATCAGCGTGGAGGAATCCACGACCTATATTTCTAGCATGTTTAATGAGTTAGGCAGCGCCGGTTCCAATGTGGCTACGATTATCACAGAGGAAACGGGTATGTCCTTCGGGCAGCTGATGAATGCAGGATATACTCTAGCGGATGTACTGGATATTGTGTATGAAAGCGCCGGCCGGGACGGCGAGGCAATGATGAATCTGTGGGGCAGCGCTGAAGCCGGGAAAGCAGCAAACGCCATTATCAATCAGGGGCTGGATACCTTTAATTCCAATCTGGAGAAGCTGGCGAATTCTGCTGGGACTACCCAGGCGGCATATGAGGCAATGACGAATACCACCGCTTTCAGTACAGAGAGGATGGAGAATAGCTTCAATAATCTGTCTATTGCCATTGGGGATGATCTGAATCCAGTGATAAGCCGATTCCAAAATGGGATTGCTGATATTACGGACGGTTTTACGAAGCTGATCAATGAGCATCCAGCCATTTCTGCGGTGCTTGTTGGTATGACTGTGGGAGTGGCGGCAGTGACTCTTGGTTTAGGGGCATACAGTGTAGCCACAGATATTGCCGCAACATTTACGGCAACATTTGGTGTAACGTTAAGCGCTGCCATATGGCCATTGACGCTGATTGTAGCTGGGGTTGCGGCTGTGACGGCAGCAGTCATCCTTATGGCAAATGCAGAAGATGAGGCTGAAAAGGCGCAGTCGTCTTTGACATCGTCTTCTCAGGAAATGGCTAATGAACTGGAAAATTTGCAGGAGCAGTATGATGCGCTTGCGGAGGCTGGTGCAGCTGATACAATGGAAGCATATCAGCTGAAAAATCGAATAGACGAATTGTCGAAAGCATTTGAGAATAATAAACAAACCATTGGAGATTTGATTGCGTACAATGAACAGCTCAAGACTGCACTAGATGAGATAGCGAATACCTATGATGGGGCCATGGATTCGATAGACCGGAGTGAATCGGATTCCAAATCTTTAATTGCACAGCTGGCGGCCATGTCGGAGAACGCGGATCTGTCGGGTGGTCAGTTGGAAATCATGCAGAACATAGTGGATCAGCTAAATGGCTCCTATGAGGAACTAAACTTGACGCTTGATGGAACCAATGGGAAATTGAACATGTCCATGGAAGATTTGTGGGCTGTTGTTTCGGAATCAGCAGAGCAGGAGAGAGCACGGGCCAACATGGATGCGCTTATGGATTATCTCGCACAGTATCAGGAAGCGCAAAGAACATACGATGAAGCGATGAAAACGCAGGCAGCTGCCAAGGCGGAATATGAACGCTCTTTGGAGGAAGACTGGGCTGTAGAACACCCGTTTTTGGCATGGTCTGGCATAGCTGATGGTACGGAAATGAACTGGAGTGGTTCGGTAAAGGATGCCTATCATGTTTGGGATCAGGCAAAGGAAGCGACAAACGGGGCCAAGGAGAACTTTGATATTTTGACAGAAAGTATCGAAGCCTGCTATGCACAGATGGGATATTCCGAGGATGAGATAGAGGAAATGATGGCAGAACTTGCCCTGGCAAGTGCCTCTGCCACCGAGATGGCTGAAAAACTCGAACAGGAGAAGGAGGCTGTCGAAAACACATCTGACGGATACGCAGAGGCGCAGAACGCTTTGAGCCAGTATTCCGAGGCATTACAATCCCTTTGCGAAGAATATGATGCTGCCTATGAGGCGGCGCTGCAGAGTATCCAGGGACAATATAGTCTATGGGATGAGGTGGAGGATGTAGCGGCTATGTCCTCTCAGAGCATTAGGGACGCCCTTCAATCGCAGATCGATTACTGGAATTCTTATAACGAGAATATGGCCAGTCTTACCGATAGGGCGGGCGAGATTGAGGGATTGAGCGATATGTTGGCAAGCCTGGCAGATGGAAGTGAGGAATCCGCCGCAATGCTGGCCGGCATGGAAAGTATGAATGATGCGGATCTTTCTGCCGTAGTCCAGCAGTACAACGATCTGCAGGTAGCGCAGAGCGAAACAGCCGCAAGCGTGGCAGATCTGGAAGTGGAATTCTCTGAAAAGTTGGAACTTATGCAGACAGAGATGAGCGATATGGTTGATGGGATGGACTTGTCTGCTGAAGCCAAAGCAAATGCGGAAGCTACGATGGATGCCTATGTGAGCGAGATTCAGGTTGGTGTGGCAAAGGCGCAGACCGCCATTGATTCGTTGAATTTTGCTAATAACACTTTGAGCAGTGGTGGATACCATGGATATGCCGTGGGAACACTTGATGCAGAACCTGGCCTTGCCCTTGTGGGCGAGGAAGGGCCTGAGCTTGTTAACTTTGGCGGCGGCGAGGTGGTTTATACCGCTGCTGAAACATCGAATATTTTGGCGTGAGCTTGTTAACTTTGGTGGCGGCGAGGTGGTTTATACCGCTGCTGAAACATCGAATATTTTGGCGCGGGGGAATGAAAACAAAGACTTTTACGTTTCCCCTCCAGAGGAAACAGGGGGCGGGGATGATTCCGGAGATAAGACCATCACTCTTAGGATCGAGGGCGCCGGGGAAATGAAAGTCAGTGACGGCGGTGCCAATAAAGAAGATATTGTAAATGTACTTGTGGAAAATATGAGGGGTGTCCTGATGGATATTCTTCGACAGGAAATCATGGAGGAGGGGGAAATGTCGTATGAGTTCTAGTTGTCAAATGTATATTGCACAGCAGTACACAAAATTTCGTTTCCCTGTCCTTCCGGAAAAAGTGGAAGTGGCATATGGAAGCAACAATGACAAAATGAGAGTGTGCGGCGTTGGAGAAGTAACAGTGATCCAGGACAGCGAGGCGGCCAGCATTAAGTTTTCCAGCTTCTTCCCGAGGCACTATTTTAGCGGATGTGATTATAAGCATATTCCGGCTCCCCTTTCCGCAGTCAATACAATTCTTGAATTGAAAAACAGTGGGAAACCGGTGCGGTTTACTATTACCGGCGGCATGAATGTCTCCATGTATGTCACAATAGAAAAATTCGAGACAGAGGAACAGGGCGGGGATCTTGAAACGATCCACTATTCCATCACCTTAAAGGAATACAGAGAAGTAACTATACGACAGATCAAGGTGTCGGTTTCCACAAAAAAGGCAACCATATCGGCACCAGTGTCCAGAACCGATACCGCTCCATCCGGCGGGCAGACGTATACGGTGGTAAAGGGGGATTGCCTATGGAATATTTCTAAGAAGTTTTATGGAAGCGGAGCCAAATATACGATCATCTATAATGCCAATAAATCTGTGATTGGTGGGAACCCGAACCTTATCTATCCGGGACAGGTGCTTACCATTCCGGCAGCGTAGGAGGTGCTCATGATACAGTTTATAATTATCAAAAGCACTGTGGGTTACGATGTCTCGGAGTGCTTTGAAACGATCACCTGGGGCGGAAGGAAAGGCGCCGCCCCGAGAAATGTCAAGATTACTTTGCTGGATGATGATGGGGACAGCCGCAAACGGGTATCGGTAGACTGCGAAGATGGGGATCAGTGTGTCATGTACGAGAACGGGGCTGAATTGTTCCGGGGAATCATAGTGTCCCATACGCAGAGTAATAAGAAAAAGCTTGTGATTACCGCTTATGATAATATGTACTATCTGGCGAACAATAAGGATTCTTTCTGCTATAGCAATAAGACTGCAACGGAAATTTTTAATGACTGCATGGCGCGGATTGGCATGACCGGGGGCGACACTGTGGATACCGGGTATGTCATTCCGGAGTTACCGAAAGCAAAGACCACATATTATGATGTTTTACTGGATGCCTTGAGCATTACATATAAAGCAACGGGCATCCGTTATTATATTTCTTCGAAGAAGGGGAATATCCATCTGAAGCGCAGAGCTGAATCTGCTCTACAGTGGGTACTGGAGGTCGGAGCCAACATTACAGATTATAATTATACAAAAAGTATCGTGGGAATAAAGACGAGAGTACGGCTTTTATCAAAGGAGGATGCGGTTGTCTATGAGGAAGTGAATACGGCCTTAGAGGGAAAGATAGGGGTGTTCATGGAGGTCAAATCTGTGGACGATAGCTATAATGATGCTCAAATAAAAGAACTGGTTCAATCGGTATTCTCTGAAAAAGGTATGCCATCAAAATCCCTGAAAGTATCCGGCATTGGAATATCGGAAGCGGTATCGGGAGGCTGTGTCTATGTGATCATTCCTCATTTGGGGATAAAAAGAACATTTTATATTGACGAGGATACACACACTTTTACAAGAAAATCCCACAAAATGACATTGAAACTAAATTTTGCAGATGATATTGATTCTGCTGGATAGGAGGGATTATGGAGGACCAGACAAGCTTAAAACAAATGATACAAAGTATGTTACCGGACGGTGCCGACGTGGTTGAGGGTACTGTGACAAATACGGATCCGTTGGAAATAACTCTTACCAATGACGCCAAGATGATTCTGTCCGCCAATTCACTGATAGTCCCAGAGCATTTAACGGACCATGAAATTGAAGCTGATATTATGAAAGATGACGGCGCTCTATATGCCCCTACTGGAGCGGAGGATGGAAGAGGGGATCATGAACACCCGGGGATTGCAAAGAGTGGAAAACACATGCATGAGTTGAAAGGATTTAAGCTCACAGGAGGTAAGATAATTCTTCACACGGGACTGAAAGCAGGTGAAATCGTATATCTGCTTTCGTATAACAATGGAAAAAAATATTATGTCCTAGATAGAAGGGGATGATGCATATGGCCCTGGATATACCTATTCCATTTGAAACAATTGAAAATGAGCAGGAAAAAACTTCCCGAACCTATAGGATTGACTGGGATGCGGGGAGGATCATAGGTTTCGTTGATGGACAGGATGCCATGAACCAATTTATAAAAAAGGCGATACTTACGCCCCGTTTTCGCTGCCTGATTTATTCAAATCAGTATGGGAGTGAAATTATAGATACGTTGTTGGACAAGGAGGTAACAAGGGAGTATGTAGAGGCGGAAATCTCATTTCTGGTGACAGATACGCTGATTCACGACCCGAGGGTGCTCCGAGTTTACAATGTGGAGATTGAATTTAAAGATACCTATCCTATGCAAGACAGCTGTGTCATTACCTTTGACGTTGACACAATATATGGGGAAATCCCGGTAAAGGAGATGATTTGAGTGTTTGAGCAGTTTACGGAAGATTATTTCATGGAGCAGGCCAGGGAGATGGGGGATGCATTGGGGGTTGATACCAGGGAAGGGAGCGTTTATATGGATGCGGCAGCCGGCCATTGCCTCAGAGCTGCGAAGTTCTATGAGGATCTCCGATCTGTGTTTGACTTGTTGTTTGCGGATACGTGCACGGGTGATGTGCTGGACGAATGGGCGGCGCAGGAGCAGGTTTACCGCAAGGCGGCTACATCTTCTTATTATGTGCCGATATTTGACGGCGTTGCGCCAGCAGATTTGGTGGGAGACAGGTTCATGGCCGGTGGTTATTATTTCGTGATGGTGCAGGAGGGGAAAGAATTTTATTTACAGTCTGAACTTACGGGAACAAGGACAAATTATCTGCTTAAAGGAGAAAGGCTGATTCCGGTTCGAAATACCATGGGGTTGAAATCCGCCACGCTAGGAGATATGTATGCAGCTGGCACGGATCCGGAAACAGATGAAGATTTGCGGCAGCGATGGAAGGAAGCTCTTTCTGAACCTGCAGAAAACTGGAATAGGCAGCAGTACAAGACCAGTTGTGAATCTTATGACGGTGTTGGCCGGGCAATCATCACGCCGCTAGCATATGGACCATGTACAGTAAAAGCCCTTATCATTAGTTCGGAGGGAACAGCTCCTCCTGATTCGCTAATCGAGCAGATACAGAAGGAAATGGATCCTGGTTCTGAGGGAGTAGGGATGGGGAAAGTGCTTCTCGGATGCAAGTTTTATGCAGTGGCAGCAGGGCAGGAGGCGATCAACATTTCTTTTGATGTGGTCATTGCTTCTGGATATTCATTGGAAAGTATAAAGGAAAATGTCCGGCAGGAATTAATTCATTACATGAAGGTTATTGCCCTGGACACTCCCGATGAAGAGAACATGGTGGCACAGTATATGAAGGTAATTGGTATTTTGGCTAACACGATAGGAATTAAGGATCTGGCAAATTTGACACTGAATGGGCTGGCCGAAAATGTAAGTATTGAGGCGAATAATGTTCCTGTCCTCGGAGAATTGACAATGAACGAAGCTGCCGCTTTGAATAGATAGGAGACTAACTATTAAAAGTCAAGTCCTAAAATGAAATTTTTTGAATGAATTGCCGAATGGCATTTCAGATATACTT